CAACCTGATCCGGTTGTTGAAGCGTGGCCATCACCGCGCGATTTCCTTACCACTGATTTGCCTTTCTGATGCCGCGTAGTTTTAATCGCAAAGTTGAAATTCGATTTGATGACAGCTCTTTGAAACAAATTGACCATGTTGCAAATGCTCTTGGCTTGTCAAGAGCTAAATTTATGCGATGGTCGGTCATGGCGACTGCCAACCACGGATCGCTACAGGAGGCGCCTAGCAGCCCCAGTAAGCGGCCTCCAACCGTTGGCGAGTATCATCTCATGGTTTCAAGCGCCTACAGGGCCACTGGCGGCGCTGTTAGCCGCGTACAAGTTGAAGCCTGCGTGGCAGCAGTATTGCAAATTTTGTTTTTGCCTAATACTGTGGTTTAATGTTCTTGCATTTCACTTGCTTTTGAAATGAGATCTATTAAAGATTTGAAATCCGACCACAGAAATGCACGACGTCGCACCGACAGGTCGGCTTCACTTATTGCGGAATCGCTTAAACAATTCGGCGCAGCCCGCAGCATCGTGATTGATGAAGATGGTCGCATTCTTGCTGGCAATGGCACCGTAGAAGGCGCTAAGGCTGCTGGCATTAACAAAGTGCGTATCATCGAAGCCGAGGGTGATGAGCTAATTGCTGTTCAGCGTTCTGGATTGTCAGAAGAAGAAAAAGTTGGCCTCGCCTTAGCTGATAACAGATCTTCTGATCTCAGCGAGTGGGACAATGAAATGTTGCGGCAACTTTCAGAAGAGCAAGATTTAAGCCCTTGGTTTGATGAGGACGAACTGGCTGCCTTTGCCAACGATGAAATAGTCGACGAAGTTACTGATTCGGCTAACAATGAAGAAACGGCTCGCAAGCTATCAGACAGGTTTGGCGTTGCTCCTTTCACGGTGCTGAATGCTAGAGAAGGCTGGTGGCAAGAAAGGAAACGCGCATGGTTGGCGACAGGCATTGAATCTGAGGTTGGCCGCAAGGGCAACTTACTTGAAATGTCAGACACAATGCTTGAGCCAGACGAGAAAACAAGAGCGCTTAAAGCCTTGATGAAAGAAGCCGGGACTCTAATGTCATCAGTGCAGTTGCTCCCAGGATATTACGAAAAGAAAAAACAAGGATTAAGCGACGATCAAATTGTCGAAGAGTTTCTAGCTTCAGGCTCTAAGCAGGCAGGAACATCTATTTTTGATCCTGTCCTGGCAGAACTTGCCTACCGATGGTTTTCTCCTGAAAATGGACTAATCCTTGATCCCTTTGCTGGTGGTTCTGTTCGCGGCATTGTTGCAACAAAAACCGGTCGTCAATACATCGGCTGTGATCTTCGCCAAGAACAAATCGACGCTAACAAGGAGCAAGGCGCAGTAATAACGCCTGAAAATCAACCTATCTGGCATTGCACTGATTCACGCAACATTGATAGAGTATGCAAAGGTGTTGAGGCTGACATGATATTCTCATGCCCGCCATACGCAGATCTTGAGGTTTACAGCGATGATCCCAAAGATCTTTCAACGCTCGGCTATCAAGAATTTGTCACCGCATATTGTGAAATTATCAACAAAACTTGTTCACTGCTAAAACAAGACTCCTTTGCCTGTTTTGTTGTTGGTGATGTCCGAGACAAAAAAGGCAACTATTATAACTTTGTTGGTGATACAATTCAAGCATTTCTTGCCGCTGGCCTTACCTACTACAACGAAGCTATCCTCGTAACATGCGCTGGGACACTGCCGCTACGCGCTGGCAGAACCTTTGCTAGCACTAGAAAACTTGGTAAAACACATCAAAACGTTCTTGTTTTTCTAAAAGGAGACGCAAGAAAAGCTGTCGCAAAATGCGGTGAATGCGATTTTGCCGACACTGACCCCGCCGCTGAATATGGTGAAATTCTTGAGCCATGACAATACCAAACCCCATTGTTGAACTGATAGACGGCATTTATGTGGTTCGTGATGATTTAATACCTGGCGGCACTAAACGCTCATTCGCAGATCAACTTATCTATCCTCACGCTGAAGTCGTTTACTCTTCTCCCGTATATGGAGGCGCACAAATTGCCATTGCTCACGCAGCACGCGAGCAAGGCGCAAGAGCCACTATATTCTGCGCTAAACGCAAAAAGCCTCACCCAAGAACCATTGAAGCATTCAACGCTGGAGCAAAAATTGTTCAAGTACCATCGGGATATCTGTCAAACGTAAAAGCAAAAGCAACCAACTATTGCAAACAAACGGGCGCTTACATGCTTCCCTTTGGACTTGAAACTGAAACCGCTTTTTCTGCTATTGCCAGCAGAGCAAAACTAATTCAACAAGAAATCGGTGACATTGACCAAGTTTGGTCTGTTGGCGGCTCAGGCGTTCTCTGCCGGGGGCTTCAACGTGGCATTGTCGCCAATTCTTTTCACGTTGTTCAAATTGGTCGCCAGCTAAAACCAGCAGATGTTAAAAATGCCAAGATTTACGTTCATCCACTAGACTTTTCTTTAGATGCCAAAATTAAACCACCATTTCCTAGTTGCAGCAACTATGATGCCAAAGCATGGGAATTTGTAAAGCGATACGCTACGGGACGAACTCTTTTCTGGAACGTAATGAGGTGACCTGATGGCCGCCAAAAATACAACCAAAGCAGAAACCGAACAACGCGCTCAACGCTTTGCTCGCATCATCGCCAACGGTGGACGGCGTTCGGACTGTCTTCGTTACGCCGCAGAAAACTGGGGGGTCAGTGATCGCACTTGCGACTCGTACCTAGAACTTGCGAGGCGACAGCTCAAGGCTGATTGGGATCTTGAGCGCCCGCAAATGGTCGCTGATTTGTTGTCGCAGTGCAGCACCTTGCAGATGGAAGCAAGGCGTGCTGGGCAGTATCACATTGCCCTTGGTGCGATCAACACCGCAGCCAAGCTGGCGCAGCTCTGCTCATGAGCATCCTTGCGGCATCTCGTGAAGGGCATGTCCTGCAGCAGCTTGGGCAGCATGGTGATGCCGTGGATGTTGCCAAACTGATCGCTCGCATCCAAGGCGACCTACACCCTGGTCAGCTTGAGTTTGTTGATGACACTGCCACGCAGATCATTGGCATCTCGGCTGGCTACGGCGCCGGCAAGACCCGTGCATTGTGCGCTAAGGCGGTGATGCTTGCCGCGGCCAATCAAGGCTTCATCGGCGCAGTGATGGAGCCAACCGGACCACTGATCCGCGATATCTGGCAGAACGACTTCGATGACTTCCTAGAAGCCTACGACATCCCATACACCTTCCGCGCATCACCGCTGCCGGAGTACATGCTGCACCTGCCTGGCGGCGACACCAAGATCCTTTGCCGCAGCTTTGAGAACTGGAGTCGCATCATCGGCCTCAACTTGGCATGGGTGCTAGCCGACGAGATCGACACCGTGACGCCCGCCATCGCCAACAAGGCATTCCCCAAGATTCTTGGTCGCTTGCGGTCTGGCAATGTCAGGCAGTTTGCCGCGGCCAGCACCCCTGAGGGCTTCCGTTGGATGTGGAACACCTTCGGCAGTGATGATGCCCAGCAGCGCACTGATCGCAAGCTGATCAAGATGCGTACGGCGGACAACCCACACCTGCCGCCGGACTTCATCGAGCGCCTGCAAGCCAACTACGACCCGCAACTGCTGCGTGCATACCTCGACGGGGAGTTTGTAAACCTCACCACTGGCCAGGTGTATGACCGCTTCGATCGCGCCAAGCACATTGTCACCGAGCTGCCAGACATCAGCCGCGAACCGCTTAGGGTTGGCGTTGACTTCAACATTGGCAATATGTCGGCTGTCATCGCCATCCGGCAAGGCAACACCCTGCTAGTCATTGATGAGATCTCAGGCGCCCATGACACTGACGCCTTGGCGCAGGAGATCAAGCGGCGTTACCCCGACCACCGCGTCTACGCATATCCAGATGCCAGCGGCGGTAACCGCAGCACCAACGCGAGCCAGACTGACATCCAGATCTTGGAGTCCTATGGTTTCAGCAACCAATCACCCAAAAGCAACCCTGGCGTTCGTGATCGCGTGGCCGCTGTTCAAGCTCTGTTGGAAAACGGCAAAGGCCAAGTGAGGCTTACCATTGCCGCCGGTTGCCGCAAGGTGATCGAGTGTCTAGAACTGCAGAGCTACAACGAGAAAGGCGACCCCGATAAGGATGGCGGCTACGACCACATGAACGACGCATTGGGCTACGTCATCTGGCGTGAATTCAACCCACTGCACGCAGGTGCTGGACGTGGAACCGGCGTTAGGCTATAT